CCATCAACAGGCGCATTAGTGTTAAACTCTACCGCTTATGGCGGTACAGGTTCGCACAGCGCGTGGTCTGTAATCAACGGTGAAAACTTTATTGAAATAGGTCGTGTATTTTTAGGTCGCACAATTGAGCCTAGTATTAATCCTGCTTATGGTGATATTCAGCAAGGCTACACTGATTTAACAGAAATACAACGCTCGGTTGATAATACAAAATATTATTATATTAAGCCAAAAATGCGCACGTTAGCATGTATTTTAAAACATATTACGCAAGATGAAGCATTTAGCGGATTTTACGATGCACAACGTGAAGTTGGGTTAAGTGGTGAAATGCTTTATAGTTATTCAAAACCAGATTACATTGGCAGTATTAATATGACGGTTGATAAGAATTTTTACGCCCGCACATTTTTATGTAATTTTTCAGAATTAAGCCCAATTGAAAACCCATTTGTTAATGGATTTCAAACGGCATTAAAATTAGAGGAAATAGTTTAATGAGTTCAGTCACTTTTAGTACAACAGTAGGCGGTGACGGTTCAACTGTTACCGATGATGATAATGCCACAACAGGATTAGGCAACGGTGGCGCGTTAATTCGACTTGTGCCAATGATGCAACAGGTTGTAAACGTTGCTTCTTACGTTGTTTCAGTTGGTGGTGCGGCAAGCAGTGATGCTATTGATGCATCAGCAAGCGCAGACGCAGCCGCAGCAAGCGCAACAGCCGCAGCGGCATCTTATGATTCATTTGATGATAGATATTTGGGTGCAAAATCTTCTGACCCATCAGTTGACAACGATGGTAACACACTATTGACTGGTGCGTTATATTGGAATACAACAAGTAGCGAGATGCGTGTTTATAGCGGTAGTGCATGGATAACTTCTTACTTGCCTGCGGCTGGTTATTTAGCACTGTCTGGCGGCACGATGACGGGTGCAATTACGTTTAATGCTGGACAGACTTTTACTGGTACTTTGCCGTTAGCTGGCGGCACAATGACGGGTGCAATTACGTTTAATGCTGGACAGACTTTTACTGGTACTTTGCCGTTAGCTGGCGGCACAATGACGGGTCTATTGACCACGAAAGAGTTAGCGTTAACTAAGACCGCACCAAGTATTTCAGCGGGAGTTTTGACGTTAGACTGCTCATTATCTAATACATTTGCTGTTAGTTTAAACGCTGCAATTACCTCGTTTACAGTTAGTAATATCCCATCATCGGGTAGTTACTATGAGTTTAATTTAGAGTTTACAGCAGATGGTACAGCGCGTGCTGTAACATGGACTTTCTCAAGCGTTGCAGTTAAATGGCCTGGTGGTACAGCTCCTACGCTAACAAGCACAAACGGTAAAAAAGACACCTTCGTATTCTACACTTATGATGCAGGGACGACTTGGCTTGGCTTCGTTGCAGGGCAAAACCTATGAGTCTTTTAAAAGTTGCAGGAACAACTGCGTCTAGCGGTACACTCTATGTCGATGACGTATTTTCCACTTGGCTCTACACCGGCAACGACTCAACGCAGACTATCACTAACGGCATTGACTTGGCTGGTAAGGGTGGATTGGTTTGGGTAAAGTCACGAAGTGCAACCACCAACAACTTTCTATTTGATACAACGCGCGGTGTAAACGTCGAAATAAACAGCAATACAACGGATGCAAACGCAACATTAGCTAACAGCGTTACAGCCTTTAACTCAAGCGGTTTTGCATTAGGAAGTGCAGCGGGTATTAACGTAAGCGCAGCTACCTACGCATCATGGACATTCCGCAAAGCCGCGAAGTTTTTTGATGTGGTTACGTTCACATCGTCTGCGTCAGGTAATAAAACATTTAACCACAATCTTGGTTCTACACCAGGATGCGTCATTATCAAAAACACACAGACCGCTGACGGTTGGCTTGTTTATCACCGTTCTGTCGGAAACAATGCTTATCTTTTGCTCAATACTACGGCTGGACAAGACCCATTGGTTGGCGCGTTCTCTGCAACCTCCACGACATTTACCATCAGTAGTTCGCTGATGTACAACAGTCAAACTTACGTCGCCTACCTATACGCCCACGACACGTCATCAACTGGGATTATTCAGTGTGGGAGTTACACGGGTAATGGAACAACCAATAACATATCACTTGGTTGGGAAGCGCAATATGTCTTAATAAAAAGTGCTTCTAATGCTAGACCTTGGGTGATATTTGATACTATGCGAGGGTTTTGTAATTCGCCAACACCAAGCTCTAAGGCTTTATTCCCAAACGCTTCTACGGCAGAAACACCTTATTACGGACCAACACCAACAGCTACGGGTTTTGGAACGACGTCTGGTGATGGTGATAATGATTATAATGGGTCGGGTCAAACCTACATCTACATGGCAATCCGTCGCCCAAACAAGCCGCCTACAACGGGGACGCAGGTTTATACCAATGCAATTCAAACAACGGGCATAACACCTACTACAAGCACTACTGGATTTGTTACGGATTTAATTATTCAATCGCAGTCACCTTCAGCTGCTAATAAATTTTGGTCTGATAGATTACGAGGCACTACTTCAAACAACTATGCTTATGTGATATCAAACTCAACGTCTGTTGAAGCAACTGGGACTGGTGGTGGTATAGGTTTAGATAACAACACAGGTTTTTCAAATAACTTAATTGGTATGAATCCAACTTACAATTGGAACTTCAAACGCGCCCCCGGATTCTTTGATGAGGTTTGTTGGACGGGAGTTATTGGAGCTACAAACCAACGAGTTAACCATAACCTTACCGTAGCGCCAGAATTGATTATTTATAAAGGAAGAAATAAAGTTAACTACTGGCGTGTTTATTATGGAAACATTAATCAGTATATTGCATTAAACCTTGATTCTGCTGTTGTTACAGGCTCTAATTTTTGGGGGTCATCGGCACCAACCACTGCTGATTTTGGAATAAATTGTGGCAGTATGGATTTGGATAACTTTAACGCTGTTGCCTACCTATTCGCCACACTCGCTGGAATCAGCAAAGTAGGCTCTTATACGGGTAACGGTACAGGACAAGCAATTGCGTGTGGATTTGGCTCTGCTGGTGCAAGGTTTGTCTTGATTAAGCGTACAGACTCTACTGGCGGTTGGTACACATTCGATTCGGCTCGTGGTTTAACAAGTGGCTCAAGCCCATACTTACTACTTAATAGTACAGCGGCAGAAACTACAGGTAATAACGGTGTGTACGCATCATCGGGTGGCTTTACACTAGGTGCAACGGCAATAACAACGACCAATATAGCATCAGCATCTTATATTTATTTGAGCGTAGCATAGGACATATCAATGGCAAACTATATCAATTTACAAACACATCAAGTTAGCACGGAATCTGAAATCCGTGCAGCGCATCCTAACACATCTTTCCCTGTGCCTTTTACAGTAGAAGGTTACTCGTGCGTGTTTGATGCACCTCAACCAGATTACGATAAGTACACGCAGACTATCGCTCAAGGCGTACCTGTAGAAGCTCTACCTAATCACTGGGAACAAACGTGGATAGTCTTAGACCTCAATGCAGAGCAACTTGCTGAGGCACAAGCGCAAAAGATTGAAGATGAGAAAGCAAAAATCAAAGCAGAGATTGCAAAACTAGAAGATTCGGTCACACCACGCAGACAGCGTGAAGCCATCCTCAATATCGACACCACATGGCTTGCAAACGTTGAGCTTCAAATCGGGCAGTTAAAACAGCAATTAATGGAGTTATAAAATGCCAGACGAAGCCTGCCGCCTTGCTAAAGTAGAGCAACGAATTGAAAACCTTGAAGAAATATTTGAAGATCGGGGTAAAAAACTCGACGCCATAATTGCCACCCTTGAAGAAATGAAGAACGAGCAAACACGTTATAAAGGTTTCATTGGCGGTATCGTTTTTACCATTGGAGCATTATTTTCGTTTATCGCTTGGTGGACGAGTAAGTAATGGAATTCCTACAGTTCGCAACCGACGTAGGTTTTCCTATAGCCGCTGCCTGTGTCGGTATGTACTTTGTTTTTTTAACCATTAAGTTTTTGCTTGATAGCGTACTTGAAAAGATTAAAAGCCTTATCGGTATCATCAAGCAACTTGATAGGCGTGTTACCGCTATGTCAGAGGATATTGTAAAAATAGACGTGCTAATGACAGAAACGCTTGATATGCCAATTGAAAAAGAAAAAGTGGCAAGGTTCAATAACCCGCAAGAAAAGAGAATTGACTAATGGATGTTGACGCATTAGCTAAGTATATCAACCAATATGGATTCCCCATTATTGCATCGGGGAGCATGGGTTACATTGTCTATTTCGTTTGGCTTTGGGCAACATCGATTGTTAAGCCAATCCTTAGCGAAACAACAGACGCGCTGATTGAATTAATCGACCAAATACGCCTGCTTGATAATGATATGATTCGCTTAACACAAAAATTAATTACGGTACTTTCTATGAGATCACGAAAATGAAAACAGGCGAACGCGGTTTAAAATTAATTAAAGAATTTGAAGGTTGCAAGCTCAAAGCGTACCAATGCCCAGCGGGTGTTTGGACTATTGGCATTGGCTCAACACATTATGGTGATGGCACACCAGTTACTAAAAATAGAACGTTGCCTAATGAAGGGGCGGCAATCGCTTTATTAGCCGCAACAATTGGGCAATACGAAAAAGCCGTCAATGCAACAGGCGTTGAATTAACACAAAATGAATATGATGCACTGGTTTGCTTATGCTACAACATTGGCGCAGGTAACTTTTTTAAATCTACACTTGTTAAAATGCTAAAAGCCGGTGACGACAAGGCAGAAATAGCAAAGCAATTTTTACGATGGGATAAAGCAGGTGGAAAACCGCTTGCTGGATTAACGCGAAGACGAAATGCTGAAGCGGAATTGTTTTTAACGCCATAATAAAAAAGCCGCTTATTCAGCGGCTTTATTTTTAATCATCCATTTTTGATAGGCTTCTTCAGGTGTTAAGCCAGAGCAAACAGCCGTTGTTTGTGTGTAACATAACCAAATTCTACCTATCTTTTTAAGTCGTGGTTTCATGCACTGTGTTCACTTATAAACACGGGTTGCATGGGATTATCTGCAAACCATTTTAATTTTATCAAATAATCGCGCATGGCTTGATAACGCAAGCCGCCTGATGGTTTACCACTTTTAAATTCATACATTACACGCCCTCTTTTTCTTTTAACTTATCAAAATACCACTGTGCTTTTTTTAAATCCTCAGCACCGTTTTTTTGCTTATAACGCCATTGATATTTTAATATGTTCCCGCGTAAAAATCCGATAAATTCTTCTTTTGTTAGCATTGATTCAATTGCGTCAATACATTCAACAGTGCCGCTGCTATAGTGCGCTGGTGAGTTTACGTTTTCTTTTTGCTTGTTTAGGTGTTTAATGACATTATCTAATCTAACGGGCGAACATTCAACAGGTGGCGTCAATTCTTCATAGCTTGTCAACGTGTACAAATAAGCGTTGTCTATTCTATCAGCAGACTTATGCACAATACCGTCTTTGATTAACTTTTGAACCTTAAATTCCACTTGATGTTGCTTTAAATCTGTTAGCTCGGTTATTTCGCGCATTGTCATGCCTTGACGGTTTCCGCGCTGGAGAATTTGCTGGATCATTTTTTTATCTCATTAAGTGCGTAAGGATGACAGGTTAGATTCCATCTGCCTGCAAATTGCAAATTTTTAAACGCAAAATCCTGTTTAACTGCCGCGCTTTCACACGAAGCCTTATCCGCAAATTCAATTGTTGATTGTGTAAGCTCACCGTGAGTGGTTACAGCGATAATTAAAATATAAGCTGTTGTTGCAATCATTTTGTTTCTCCAATGTGGCGGTAACGTACACCATAAGCAAACCCAATGGCTTTATCGCATAATACCCAAACTTCACTTCCTGTTACACCATAAGTCCATTCAAACTCAACCCAAGGCTCATCCCGTCTTTGCGCTACCTCAGCGTATTTCATCATCATTTCTGCGTGAGGATGAGGTGTGATGACTGGTTTTGGTCTATCGTATTTTGCTATTTGAAAACAGAATCTCCATGTGTCTTCACCAACCCAATAAAAATTTACTTCTACTCTTTCTGCGCATTCTGGTGCTTTACTCCAATTCACATTAACTTGCACACCTGTTTGCTTTTCATTCCATTCACGAAACTCATCGTGCAAATCCCTACTTGTTGATTGGTTACTAGCAATGCCAACCAATTCCGCAATTTGTTCGTTTGTTAATAAGCTCATTTTTTACCTTCTTTTATTTTTAAAGTATGCAATTCACCAATTCTAGCGGCATTGATTAACCATGCTAATTGGCGCAATATTCCTTGTTGTTCTTTTACATATTGCTCAGGTGTTAACACAAAGTCATCTCCCAACGTTTTGGCATTTCATCGTACCAAGTTGATAGAAAAGCGCGAATCATATCATTACCGCGATCTTTACCATCATAAATTGATTTTTGAATTTTTATTAAATCATCAATATGTTCAACGTCATCTTTCAACATTTTTTTATGTATCAGATCAGCACAAACAGAAAGTGCTGTTTCAAGATTGTAAAAATGTGTAACACGTCGATTTATAACTCGATAAACAAATGGCAGTTTATTAAATTTTTTCTTCACAGTGTTAATAGACAATCCATAAAGTTTAGCAAAATCTTTTGACGTAATTTCGTTCTCGCTTTTCTTAATTATCTCTAAATTAGTTATTGTAAAATTTGCATTATTGTTGTCTTTATAGCAAATTGAATCCTCGTAAACAGGGTAATAACCTTGAGCCAAAAAGAAAGCCACACGCCACGCTTGATGCCATTTTGTGCGTCCACTTACGGTAACTTTAAGCAAAAAACTTGCACGGTTACGATTGTACAAAACCATTGGAATGGTTGGACTGGTTTTTCTAAAAAATTGACCAGTCATTGGATTATATGAAATTCTATCTTTTAATGATTGCAAATCTTTTTTTGTAATATCACTCATTTTTTCACCTTTATCGTTGATGCTGTATATCTAAATCAAAAAGTTTTCGTTCTTCGCCACATTCGCCACAAATCCTAATATGCCTGCTTGGATAACTTTGCCACCAAGGATGCAGGCAATCTTTTTTGTTTGGTTTTACATATGGCACAGGCGATACTGGTTTAATTAATGCCATAGCCATATCCCCGCTAATATGAGTGCTAACACATAGAATATTAATGCTGCAATGTCGTCAATCTCCACGCGCGTACTCCACCATAAAACACACAATTAAAATAAACGTGCCAATCCAAAATATTAATTCACCCATGTTTACGCTCCTCTCTAAATTTTGCCAATATAAATTGAATATCAATGGTTTCTTTAATGCTGCGCAGTTTTTGACGCTTCAGGCTTTTACGTTCTTCTTTAAGATCATTTAGCCGGTTAAGCAAGTGTTCTTCAAGTGCAATTTGTTTCATCTCGCTACCATATCCCCAGCAACATTGCGTTGCATCTCATAAACAGTAAAAATCTTGCCATCTCTTAAAACAAACTCGCCAATATTTGTTTTAATGATTTCATAATGATGTCTGTGTGTTGCTGCTATAATTAAAAAGCAAAGCAATGCACCAATTGCAAATGAACAAATAGCTACCCATATTAAGTCGTTTTTCATTCTACTACTCCCGTTGCGCTGTCATTGCAGACCGCCATAATCACCCGTGCTGGGCGTTTTGACATCTGGTAAGCACCAACAGCAAGATT